CTTGATGCCAATGAAGTTGTTGAAAAATTCCGCAAAGGCGGTCCTGATGCCAAAGAAGCCTTGGGGCAGATTTCAGATGCGATCAAAAACTGTGATGATAAAACACTGGCATACCAGACCGGTGTCGGTCTGATGGGAACGATGTGGGAGGACATGGGACAGGATGCCTGCCTCGCCCTCTTAAATACAGAAGGTTCCATCAATATGACTAATGATGCCATGAATCAGGTCAAAACAGATGCCTATGACAATGTCGGGACATCATTACAGCAACTTGGAAGATCATTAAATAATGAGATTTTTGTCCCGATCACAGAAAAAATTGAACCGCCTTTAAATCGTATCATTAAATTCGCGATCAAACATATCGATGTGATTGGTCCGTTAATCCTCGGTGTCGGAACAGCAATCGGTATTCTTGCTCTTGCAATGGGGGCGCAGGGATTAGTTGCCACTTTAAAAAAGGCATCGTCAGCTTTTGGAGCGTTAAATGCGATTATGAGCCTGAATCCCGCCGTGCTGATCGTAGCACTGATCGCAGGACTGGTTGTGGCATTTGTTACATTGTGGAAGAAATGCGATGGATTCCGAAAGTTCTGGACAGGACTGTGGGATGGGATCACGAAGTTTTTCTCTAAAGCCGCAGATACGCTAAAAGGCGGACTGAAAGGACTTGGAGAGAAATTCGGTTCGCTGAAAAAATCGGCATCCAAACATATGTCGGGAATGAAGCAGACTGTTGGAGAAAAAATGTCGAAGATCTCTGATATTTTTAAATCGAATGGTGGCGGTATTAAGGGTACGGTTGCCGTGATGTGGGCAGGCGTAAAAGGCTATTACAAAACAGGCTTTAATGTTTTAAATAAATTGACAGGTGGACGGCTCGGTGATCTGAAAGATACAGCAGGAAAGAAGCTGGGAGAATTTCACGATAAATTTAAGAGTGTCCGGGATAAGATCGCAGGGATTTTTGATTTTCATTTGAAACTTCCAAAGATAAATATGCCAAGCATCAGTGTGTCATGGAAAACGGAAGGTACTCTTGCGAAAGCAGCGCAGTTCCTTGATTTTCCCGGACTTCCACATTTCGATGTATCATGGCATGCAAAGGGTGCCTTATTGACGAAACCGACCATTTTCGGATTTGCAGGAGGTAAGTTTCAGGGAGGCGGCGAAGCAGGACCGGAGGCAGTGCTACCGGTTTCCCTTCTGGAAGACTACATCGACAATAGTATGATGAAGTTCTTAGCTGCAGTTCCACAGATTGATTATGACCGTCTTGCAGACTGCTGTGTCAAAGCAGGGGAAGCGAGAAATCTTACGATTGCAGTGGATAACCGGGAAATCGGCAGAGTCATTGATTCGCATGTGAGGTAATTATGAAGATTTTTTACGTTAACAGTCAAAATCAGCGGCTAAGACTGGATGAGTGGCCGCTGGTGCTCCAGGAACCGGAAAAGCTGTTTTCACATAAATGGAGTTACAAGTCGTCCGGTGGAGAAAAAAATGGTTCTAAAATAGAAAAATTTTATAAAAACACTGCTGAAAAATCCGCAAAAGTATCTGTGTTTGCAGATTCCAAAGAGGAATATACAGAAGCGATGGCGAGATTTCTTAGCATCTGCGAATACGATATCGAACAGAATACGGCAGGAAAGTTATATATAAATGATTATTATCTTCGCTGCTATCTGTATGCGGCAGATTACAGTGAGTATGACGAAAATTTTTATGCAGTGGAAAAAAGTGTGAATCTGATATCGCCTTATCCGTTCTGGATCAATGAAAAAACGTATGTGTTTCACAAGATCACAGAATCGGAGCAGAACCGGACAGGATTAGATCATCCCTTTGATTACCCTTACGATTTTGTCGGAACATCACATAACGGACTTGTTAAGAATGCAGGGTTTTTATCCTCTAACTTCCAGTTTAAGATATACGGGTTCTGTGAAAATCCTGCAGTAAGTGTCGGAAGACATACTTACAAAGTAAATACCGTGTTAGAGTCAGGGGAGTATCTGGTCATTGACTCCCTGACTAAAAAAATCTTCAAAGTAAAACGTAACGGTGAGAAGATCAATGAGTTTTATTTAAGAGACAGTATGTTCGATGTCTTTCAAAAGATTCCTTCCAAGGACTGTACGATAACATGGAGCGGTCTTTTTGAATTTGACCTCACGATTTTCTCGGAAAGGAGTGAACCGTCATGGATTTGATCTACACAGATAAAAACAGAAATGACATCGGTGTTTTATCAGACTATGAATTGGATGAGGCTTTTGGGAAGAATGAAAATAATTTCAGCCTCAAGATCAGCCTTTCCGAACACTGTATGGAACCCGGATGCGTCATTTACGCTGAAAACACAGAGTATGGCGGTATCATAGACACTTTAAATCCAAATACGAAAGACAGTACGCTGACATATAAAGGACGTACCTGGCATGGCATTTTAAATTCCAAAGTGTTAGAACCGGATGCAGGAGAGGATTATCTGATCTTATCGGGAGAAGCAAACAGTGTCTTAAAGGAGATCATTACAAGATTAAAACTCAATGATGTGTTTTCCGTGTCAGAAGAGGATTCAGGAATTGAGATCATTCATTATCAGTGCAGTCGATATCCATGTGCTTATGATGAGATCCGTAAAATGTTATATGAATTCATGGGCAAGTTAACAATTAATTGTCAAATGAAAACGGTCTTATTATCCGTGAGTCCGCTTTACGATTACAGTGCAGATGAAGAATGGGATGCAAGTCAGTTGGATTTTGCCATTGAAAAAAATTATCATCCGGTAAACCACCTGATCTGCCTTGGCAGCGGAGATTTGAAAGACAGGCATGTGATTCATCTTTTTACGGATGAAAACGGAGGAATCCAGCCTTACAGCTTTCACGATAACCCTTATCAGGATGCGGATTACATTTTAGATAAACAAAACCAGATTCTAAAGGAGCAGGAGGAAGTTGTTGAGGTTTACGACTATGGAAATGCACAGGATACCGTAAATTATGTGCTTCTTACTTCAAAGCCGCAGAACTGGCAAAATGTGTATACGAATTTTTTTATTGCGAAAGACGATAAATTTGAGCAGCTGACAAAAACGGTGGAGCAGACATATGAAGTTCTTGCGACACAGCCCTCTGATTGGGGTAAACGGTATGCATCGTATTTCAAAAAGAACGGTTCCGGTTACGCAAACGTAGACGGATTGGTGCAGGAATCTTATGTGAAAATGTCAAAGAAACCGGCTGACTGGGATAAAAATTACGCTAATTATTATGTGTATTTCTCGGATGGACTTACTTCCGAATATCAGGGTGTATCGGGAGTTTCAAAAGACCGTTACAGGTTGCAGACACAGCAGCCTTCCGACTGGTCTGTTACTTTTAGTGATTATTTTAAGAAGGTGAATGTATATAAATTTTTTTACGATGAGTATAAAAAAGATAAGAGCGGCACCTGGATAAAAGTAGGGGTAGTCAAAGATAGTCAGGTCCAGAATGAAATCACCGATAAACATGCTTTAATTTTTATGGAGAAGGTTTCTGTTGGCATCGAATATAAGGCGTTGGAGAAAAAAGCTCCGAGATGGAAGAAAAATACCTTTTACACAAAGGTTTCTAAGCAGTATTCGCCAAAATGGAAGAGCGGATATTATTATCGAAGAAAGGAAGAGACAGGTGCACCGAAATTTAAAGCAGGATTCTTTTATCAGGAGCGTTCCTGTGAAGTTATTCCATCATGGAAACCAAACAGCTATTACATAGAGCGCACAGACCACTTCGCAGACCTTGTAAAAAATGGGATTGAAAAACTAAAAAGTTATTATAACGATGAGAAGATCACGACTTCTCTGGATGCTTCGATATCATACGATGTTGGGGATGTCATTGGTTCAAGGGAGCAGGTGACGGGGGTGCAGGCGGCACAGCCGATCACAAAAAAGATTTTAAAGATTACATCGGACGGAAATACCGTCTCATATGAGATTGGAGAGTGATTTTATGGCGACACATTTAGTAACCGGAAGAGCCGGTGCAGCACACGTTACAGCCGCAGATGTCGGATCATTATTAGCCGGAATTATTGGCGCAGGAAAATATGTTTTAGGCACCGGAGATTCATTTTCAGCTGAAATCGTAAGTAACAACCTTATAAAGATCAGAAGCGGTGATCTGCTAAATCAGGGCAGACATATCCGTATCAGTAATGAAGATTATGAAGAGTGTGAGATTGAAAATGGCTCACATGGGTTAAAACGTCGTGACCTGATCGTCATGAGATACACACGGGACATTGAGAACGACATTGAGACCGCGGAAGTTATCGTGATAAAAGGAACTCCTTCTGCGTCACCTAAAGACCCAGAGCACTTAAACGGAAATATCCTTGCCGGAGATTTAATAGATGATTTTTTACTCTACAGGGTTTGTTTAAATGGAATTTCAATTGAAAAAGTAGAACGGATGTTTAGCATCACTACAACACTAGATTCGCTTTATAAAATAAATAATACCGGGAAAATAGATTTAGTTTGGAGCAATGATGGAACTAATTTTAATTCTACGGATTCCTATAATGCCAGTCAAGAAATCGTTGTTCCTAAAAATTATGATTCGTTTATTATTTTATCAACGGGGGGGACTGTTACACACATTTTAAATGTTTTTGATACAGAATCAAATATTATTTCGGTGCTCAACATTGAAAAAACAATATATAATCTTTTTTGGGCAGCAAGAAAAGTATGTGTTGACATAGCGGTGCCGCCTACCGGCTCCAGTGATAACTATGATCGTTGTCTCCGTTTTGATCCGTGTTATTATCGACCTTATGAGGCTGGAGGAGCATTTACTCTTGCTAACGCATGCTGTGTTCCTTTTAGGATTTATGGAATCAGAAAATAAAAAAAAGGAAAGCCGTTTTATAAGCTCCCGGAAAGGACAAGTCAGTGGTCTGGACATATATACAAAATAACTTATTAGATCTTCTTTTTACAATTGTAACGTTCATTCTCGGATGTCTCTATCGGGACGTAAGAAAACGTCTCATGGAAGAGAAAACGAAGAGTGATGCCATCGCGGAAGGAGTACAGAGCCTTTTACGCGAAAATATTGTAGCAAATTTTAACAAATACCATCAGGACAGGAAGCATTGCCCCATTTACGCAAAAGAATCTCTTAAGCGAGTATATGATGCTTATCATAACTTAGGTGGAAATGACGTAGCGACAGCATTATATGAGAAGGTCCTTAATATGCCGGAAGAACCGGAAACAACAGAGAAAGAGAGGTCAGACGAAGATGATGAGTGAAAAATCTAAGAAATGGTTAAAAGCTGCCGGAATCCGTGCAGCGAAAACAGTTGCACAAACAGCGGTAGCCTTACTTCCTGCCGCCGCAACGCTGTCACAGGTAGACTGGATGACAGTTGCCGGAACTGCAGCATTGGCAGGAGTAGCATCAATTTTAACATCAGTAGCCGGATTACCGGAGATCAAGGAGGATTAAGACATGGCGAGAGATATCACAGCGTTACATCCGGATTTACAGGTTGCAGCAGCAAAGTTGAAAGAAATCTGTAAAGCACATGGGATTTCGATTAATTACAGCGAATGCTTAAGAACAAAAGCGGAACAGGATGCGTTATATGCGAAAGGAAGAACCGTACCGGGAAAAATCGTCACAAAAGCCAAAGGAAGCTCTTACTCTTCACAGCACCAGTGGGGAGTTGCAATTGACTTTTATCTGGACATGGATGTCGATGGAGATGGACAGAAAGCGGACGATGCATTCAATGACTCAACCGGATTATTTAAACAGGTGGCAGATCTGGCGAAGTCTATCGGGTTAGCCTGGGGCGGTGACTGGAAGAGTTTTAAGGATAAGCCGCATTTGTATTTGCCGCAGTGGGGCAGTACCACGTCAAAGCTGAAAGCACAGTACGGCACCCCGGAGAACTTCATGCGTACATGGAAAGGTTCGGCAGGAAAGTCAGCAGAAGTGAAAATTAATCAGGTATCCCCTACCGGATATGAGCGGACACAGTTTATCTGTGATGTGCAGGACTGCACAGGCTCTAAGGTGGATGGAAAAGCGGGCAATGAGACAATCTGTAACACCGTCACGGTTTCTAAGTCTAAAAACCGTAATCATGCGGTCGTAACACCATTAGAGCGGCGCTTAAAGGCTCTCGGCTATTACACCGGTGCCATCGAAGCCGATCAGGGCAAGACACCTTGCTTTGGCAGCGGCATGGAAAGAGCAGTCAAGGCTTATCAGAGTGATCACGGCTGTGTCTCTGACGGAGAAATCACTGCAGGTAAGAAAACGTGGAAGTCTCTGCTTGGGATGATCTAAAATACATATATAAAAACAAAGGGCTGTGATCTTCACAGCCTTTCGTTTTTTAAAAAGTATTTAATCACGTTCCATCTTCTCCCTGATCGCTTCTACCACATAAGCAGTGTTAGAGCTTGCCTTTCCGGCTTTCACTCTGTCAGCGATCTCATCCTTTAAGCCTTTCGGCAAGGATAACTCCATCCGGTCATATGTCTTGTCGCGATATTTTCTCTTGGCTTTTGTAGCGGCATTTCCGGAAAAGCCGATCTCCTCAAGGAACTCTTCCTCGGTCTCGTATTCACATTCGGTAAGCACCAGTGTAGTGAAAAGACTCTCGGTAGAAGAGACCTTTTTTGGGTTCTTTACGAACCTTACCGCCTTATAAGTCGGATGCTCTTTTAAAAAGCGTGTCGCGATGTCCTTCACATCGTTTACTTTTATGTGGTTGTAGCCCATCTCGCGGGCTACATCATAAAAGCGGATCTCTCTTAGTTCCTCTGATTTTTTTTCCAATTCCTTCACAATTTCTAATTTCCATTCCTGCATTTTTATGTCCTCCTTGTGTTATTATAGCATATTTTTAATCTCTTGCCGGTATTTTTAATCCGGCTTCTGTGATCTTTCTCATTAAGGTCTGTGTTTTCATTCCTCTGCGGATTCCCTTGATTCCGTTTTCTTTCGCGAAAGCTACCAGCTTCTCGTTATAATTTAATCCGGCTTCCATTCTCTGATATTTTTTAACCATCTGCTCGTCTACTTCGCCATCTTTTAAGATGCAGGACTTCGGGCACCAGAAGGTTAAAGTTCCGAAATCGCTGTCTGCTCTGAACTGGACTGCTTTTTCTGTCTCTTTTAAGGTCTCTAACTCGTCACCGTTCATTGCTAAATTAATAATGTATCTTTCGTTCTGTGTAAAATTCTTATCTAAAAACCATCCTTTAATTGTCATTTCTTTGTCCTCCCTATCTCTTTTCTATGATTACATTATACTCCCGGGAGTATATAAAGTCAATAGGAAAATCAAAAAAATTTCAAAAAAATTGGAAATCATTTCCGGTTCCGATTTTTTTAAAAACAGAGTAGAATAAGAGTGAGAGGTGTTATATGAAGATACTGCTTGGAGAAGTCATGATTGAGAAAGACATCACATATCAGGAGCTTGAGAACCGGAGCGGCATCAGCAAGGCGACACTACACAGGATGGCGTGCGGACGGAATTACACGCCGATTGAGTATCTGGAGAAAATTGCACAGGCACTCAATATGAGAATCTCTGATCTGTATGAGTCAGACTGGAAGTAGTTTTAAAAAGCTGGAAGCCGCAGAGCAGTATCTTTGTAAATACAATTTTTCATATATGGAAAAAAGTGCAAAATAAAATAGAGGAGGGGTCCTCTATTTTAAGCTACCCTATATTAAATTATCGCACCCTGCACATTAATGACGGTCGGCTCGCCGGTCTTTTTATCAATGATGGAGATGCTCAATAAGCGTATACTGATTTCACGGTTGCCGGTTTCTTCGTCAATTTTCCGGTGCAGCTCAACGCGGTACTTCCACACTTCGTCCTCGTTATCTTCGCCGGTCACTGTAACAAGTCCGTCCTCGTCTTTACATTGGTTTAAAGCGTCTTCCAGTTTCTTCCAGACAGCTTTTCCGTTTACAGTTCTTCCAGTTCTTTTCTCAATAAGAATCTCAATGAGTTTGAATCTGTCCATTTTATGTCCCCTTTTTAACTGTATTATACGAGAAACAGTATTTTTTTCAAGTGATTTTATAATTTATCACAGAAATTAAAAATTTTTTTCATAATTTTCTTCTTTTTCTAGTATAAATATTTAATGTAGGGGGGAATTGGAAATCACTCCATTGTTTGGACTTCGCGTCCGTTAATTAAACTGATATCCGTCCCCCCTCATTTGTAGTATTATTTTATAATTTTCAAACTTGTGATTGACTGGAAAACAGTTGGATATGAGGAAGAGTAGTGCAGTAAGATAATAAATAAGGGAAGAGAAAATTTCGCTCTTCCCTTATTTATTATTCACATTTTTCTAAATCTTCATTGATCTGTTTTAAGTTTTCTTTTGTGGAGTCGTCCAGAACGGTCTCGACATTTCTGTAAACATATTTAATTGCCTGTACCAGATCGGTTCCAAGCTCTGCCCGAGGGTCTGAATCCTCGTATTTACACTGGAGTAGATAGCCATACCACAGAAATTTCTCCATTTCTTCCGGTCCATCGTAAAACTTAGGGTTTTCTTCCTTGATCGCATTCACGATCGCCGCAGCCTGCTCGTCTGTCAGAGTGTCCTTATAATCTTTGGCGGTCTTATAAATCTGTAAGTCCATATCACTGGAGTTCTTTTCAGCAGTAAACGCAGGGCAGTTCATAGGGTCATCGACACTGACCGTCTCAATTTCACTAGGGTCACTGCTTTTTTCTGTGTCTTCTGTCTTAGACGCTTCTTTTGTGCTCGTGTCATTGTCACCACCGGACAGACCAGCGAAGAGCAGTATGCAGACAAAAATAATAATCACAGGAATTAAAATTTTCTTCTTCATAATAAAATTTCTCCTTTTCTTATATGAATTTGTATTTTGGGGGATTTTACGAATTAATAAGAATAACTCATTTTCCCAGAGAAAAAATCTCTATCTCACAGTATAACTGGATGTGTTAAAAATTTCAATATTTTACCACAAAATAGTATTTTTTCACATGCAATTTTTCATATATGAGAAATCGTATGGGAAACTATGGAAAATCCCGGCTTGATGTTTTATAATGACATCCAAGAAGGGAGGAGCAGTTATGGAAGAGTACAAAAGAGATATAGTAAAAATGTTAGATCAACTAGATAACGAAGAGTATATTAAATATATTTATGTGTTATTGAAAACATTTCTTGAAAAATAAAAAATACTCTCTGCCGGAAATGGCAGAGAGTATTTTTATTTCTCTGAATCATCTGTCTTTGAGCAAGTCCCTTCATAAAGCTGTTTTGCCCGTTTTTCTAAAAACTCCCATTCCTCCACACTCAAATCAGCGAGTATCGAAATAAAACGGTTTTTAAAGGAGTCCTCCTCTTCATTCAGCAACTGCCGTGTCAATCTTGCAATTTCCGTTCGGCGATCAACCGGAGGAAACATCTCACCCTCTCCAGTTCTAATCCAAGTCTCACTTACATCGAATTCGCGGCAAATCGATTTAATCATCTGATCGGTGACACCACTTTTCCCGTTTTCAATTTGTGAAAGTGCGGACTTTTTTACACCGACACGTTCACCAAACCTATCAAGTGTAAGTTTGAGAGCTTTTCTAAGTTCTCGAATCCGCTCGCCTTGTGTCATAATATCATCTCCTCGTTTTCTTTTTTTCAATGATAACATCATAATTTTAAAAAATCAATAAAAAAGTTTAAAAATTAAACAAAAAGTGTTGACAAAGTGTGGGCATTAAACTATAATATTCATATATTAAACAAGGAGGACAAATCAATGAGTAAGAAAAAGAAGAAAAAGGGTAGCAAGAAGAAATCACAAATCCACTACATACTTCTTGCTACCACAATCTTACAACTCATCCAAGTGATTCTTGAAATCGTCAAGATACTGGTTGAGTAGGGGGAGGGGCGAAAGCCCCAACCCTTTATAAAAGGATAGCTTTTTTTAAACTCATTGTCAATATAAAATCCGTGAGAGGAGGAGTGCAGATGACAACATTAAGTCTTGTAGTAGATATTTTAACAGCTATAGCAGACGTAGCAATTATTGTTATCGTTGTAAAGGACATGAAAAAATAAGTAGAACTTCGGAGAGGAGATGATTTTATGTTAGTAAAAGAGAAACAGATCCTTGAGACATTCAGTAAAATCATTCCGGCACTACCAGAGAGCGATAAAAGTTATCTGTTAGGACTGGGGGAAGGAATGGCGAGGATGACCGCGAAGCGAGATGCTGATGAGCGGAGCGGACAGGAGATGGAAGTTAAGACAGCGTAAGGAGGTGTGAACATGGAAGTAAAGGATTTTCTGACAAACGAGATAAAAAGCGGAGAATACAGATTAAATACAGATCGTTCATTGACTGAGTTCGATGATCGGTTAAAGTGCATTTATCATTTACAATCTTCGTTCCGGGGAAAACTGGATCGGCAGCATTTAAAAATGCGTATTTATTTAAAAACAGCTGAAAAATATGTGAAAAATCTGCAAAAAAGGTGCAGGAAAAATTATCAGCGAGAGTTAAAAAGGAGAAAACTGCTGATGCAGATGTTAGAAGAGCTTAATTTGGCAGAATCCGAAGAAACTGCCAAATAGTTAAAATTGCTTATCACCAACAAGGATGTCCCGGATAGATTTTAAAGCAGTTGTCATTGCCTCATGGGTTTGAGCCAATGGAGTAGAAATCTCATCGGAAGGACAATAATTAATTGCAACACCGGCATCATTATTAAATTTTTTAATAACATCATCAAGAGCATCCTGAAAGGTTTCTTTTGTCATAACGAACCTCCCCTCATTGTGTACTCGGCATAGCCATGCCTGTAACAATATTATAAATGGGGAAAATTGGAAAAGCAAGGATGGTAGAGTAGGTAAACACGAAAGGAGTATTTTATTATGAAGACATTTATCACAGAGTTACAGGACGAGGTTACAAGCCGCTTAATCAAAAACGGAGTATCCGAGGAAAACATTAATGCAGTTGAGGAGGCTTTAGAAAACCGGACAGATCATATCGTGGAGCAGGTCGAGTGGCTGGCTCATTTCGATTACGGCATCAGAACACTGGAGTTTCTGCTTGACTGTAAATATCATCAGGATATTTTCTGGAAGGACCTGGCTTCGTTCCTTAATGAAGCAGATGAGGAAGAGAGTGTAGAAGAGATCTGGCAGAACTTCTGGAGCACAGCAAGAGAGGAAGATCTGACTTCTATGTATTTTGAGAAGAACAGGTAGGAGGTACAGTGATGCCAACTTATAAAGATTTACTCGGGATGTTGCGAAGTGCGATATCCAGGTCAGTTAATATCATTGCATTTAATGAAGGAGAGACAAATGAGAATGGCGTTCACGAAGATTATATTAAAATCGTAAGAGCCGTAGATGGACCGCTCACTACATTGGATGGGAATGTGCAGATTTTGGATGAAAGTTTTTTTGAAGATGATGAATTAATGATCCTTGCAAAATTACTTTACATACTCTGTTATTTAGAAGATATCGACAAGAAAGTGTCAGCTAAATTTCAGTTGCAGTAAAAAGTTTATTTAGGAGGAAAGGTATGGATAAGGCAAACCAGATTACAGGCTCGGAAATGAGCAAAGAAACAGTTAATTTTTTAAAGATTCAAAGGGCACTCATTGAGTTCGCCCAGCAGGTCGGAGCAGAGCGCATCGGAGTTGAGGTCAATGATAGGGATTCATCCGCAAACATCGTATACGGTGATAAGACGGACACGATCATCACGACTGATAATATCTCATACGCTTCGCAGACCACGGTCACAGACAGAAAGGGGGTTATCGCTTGCCGACTGCGGACTTGGTTACATCCAAGATTATGACGCGGATCAACCCGGACGGTCGCACTTACCGACTGCCGCTAATGGATAATGGAACTCTTCGAATAGACGGCTCTAAGACATCCTTGGCAGCTTTCGGTGATGCGATTGACAAACTTGGAATGTATGAGGCTTCCGGATTCAGCGTTAAAGAACTTGCAGAACTCAAAGAGAAGAGGAAAGCAGGCTTGATTTAGATGGTTGAAACACCTTAAGAAACGTTGCTTAGTAATAATATATCACACAAAAAAGGAAGCGTATGGAGGACAGTTTAAGGCTTAAAAAGAAAACGTATCTCAATTCTTACACGACGCTTTCGGCAGAATCAGAAAGTCTTAAGAAACAGATCACAGCTTTCCGGGCGAATGCTCATAGCAGCAGGACACAGCTTTACGGTGCCTCTTCCTGTGCATCGGATGATAATCAGGAAGAAAAGCTGCTGGATAAATGGGAAGAAGATTATAAACGGACTGTAACAAGGTGCGGAGAGATTTATTGTAAGATTGAAAACATGAGTGATGAGAGAGAGAAGACCGTGCTTAAGATGCACTATTTAAGAGATATGTCCATCGAAGAGATTGCGGACAAACTCCATTTGTCACCGAGACAGACTCATCGGATCCACAAGCGGGCACTGGAGCATTTTCAGTTGGAATCCGAGAATGAGACCGCTTAAAACAAGATTATTTTTTAAAGTGCTTTTCAGTGCTGCATATCCGGTGTGAGGAATCGGGCTGATATGTTGGTGCGGGTGCAGCGTAAAGCTGTGTGTCGGCTGCTTGCAGGAGGGGGTGCGTCAGAGTGCTGCCTGTCGGGTGGAAGGCATTTACCGGAAGCACGGAAGGAGTTACAAGTTGGCAGGAAGATCAAAAAAGAGGATTGATTACTCCGGATGGTCTGTCGACATTTTCTCCAATGATACAAAAATAGACAAGCTGTTAGACGCCCAAGGATGGGAAGGATTTGGAGTTTACTTCTACCTCTGCCAGATGGCGTTTGGCGGTGACGGATACTTCTATGAATGGTGCTATGACCTCTGTGCAACAACCGCAAGGAAGATGGGCGGGGGCGTGGGTGCCGGTACGGTCAAGGAAACCGTGGACTACTGCTTACGGATTGGTCTTTTCGATAAGGGGCTGTTCGATAGGTGGGGAGTGCTTACCAGTAGGGGTATTCAAAAAAGTTATCTGATCGTCTTGAAAAGCAAGAATCGAAAAGGCACTCAGATTTATAACGAATACTGGTTACTTGATAAAAATAAAAAAGAGGATTATCAAGGTGTTATTTTTGTACCCAAAATTAGTGAATCGGTCAGAGTAAATGACAATTCACTAGGAGTAAATGACGATTCGCTAGGAGCAAATGACGATTCACTAGGACAAAAGGATAGTAAAGGAAAGGAAAGGGTATTTATACCCCCTATATCCCCCGCGGAATCGTTTGAGCAGTTCTGGGATGCATACCCGAACAAAGTCCGCCGCTCAATGGCGGAGACAGCATATTGTGACATGATCCTGTCGGAGATGGTCACAGAGGAGCAGTTGGTTGCTGCGGCAAAGAATTACGCAGAGTATTGTGAGATTCAGAAAATCGACAAGATTTATTATCCGAACAATTTCATCAGCAAATGCGTGTTTGATGATTTTTTACCGGAAAACTACAAGAAACCGAAGCGGACAGCAGACAGCAAGAAGTCTGCCGGAAGCAAGTTTAATAATTTTAATCAGCGTGAATACGATTATGAGGATTTAGAGCGCAGGTTATTACAGGGAGGTAATTAAAAATGGCAAATATGGCGAAAGACGGAAAGAGCAAGTTGTACAGCATCTTTGGTGGAGCAGCAAACGTGGAAGAGTGGGAAAAGGTCTGCTCCAAGTTTCGGAAGGTGCAGTGGGTAAAGACGGGCGGCAAGAAGCTGATCGTTACGAGCAAGAAGGAAGAGAAGTAGGAGAGCAGAGGAAGGAGTGCGGAGGATGACGATTAGAGAGTTAGCCGCAGGAAATCCGATGATTATGGACATCAACATTGATATCCGGGAAAACGGAAAGCTGAAGCACATATACAGATTCGGTTGCGGTGCAGAGTATTATAATTCAGATCCGGATCTGTTTAAATGCAAGCAGATCGACGATGATCCGGAGGACGTTAAAAAGTATGTCACGGTCGATAATACGGAGATTAACACTCACGATATGGAGTCGATGAGAGATTATTATACGCTGAAATTAAATAAAATCCCTAAAAAGTATCAGCCGGTTCTTGACAGAGAAGTGTCCTCCTGGAACTTGAGCAAAGCATGTAGAGGGTTCTCCGTTTTTTATGACAGTGCAAAGAAATTGTGGGTAAATGTCGATGATGGCAAAAAAGAGCTAGAGCTTGATAAGTTGAACATTGAAGTTCATGGACAGGAAAACGGATACCAGCTTGAGCTGGAAGAGTTTTTATAGATTAGTGGAAAGGAGCCGGGACACGGAAAAATGAGTGATTTAGATAAATTTAATTATGAGTGTGAAGACCAGATCGATATATTTGATCTAGTTTAGGAGGTAGAACATGGAACAGAGATGGATTCCGGTAAGCGAGAGACTGCCGGATGCAGACAAATATATTTTAGTATCATTTGAAAACTTTACCATTTCAGATATCGGAAGATATGAAACTGACAAAGATGGTAGTGGAGCGTTCTATCCAAGGGATGATGATAAAAGCTATGTAGAGTATGGATTGTTCGTGAATGCCTGGATGCCACTGCCAGAGCCGTTCCGGGAAAGCGAGGAAGAATTAAGATTTAACGGAGGTTGTAAAAATGAATGCACGAGAGATTGCAGATGTGATCGCAGAGTACCTTGTAAACGAAAAGGACCTTGCTATTGCAATGATTAAAAACAATGACAAGGAAGAACTTGCAGACGAAATATATGATGAATTAACGGAAATATAGAAAAATCTAGTGGAGGAAAAAGCAATGAAAGAGGAATTATTAAAAATAGCACAGGAAAGTTTATCTTCGGATGAAGTAAGCGAAATTGTCAAAGAAAAATTTATGAATGCATTGGGAGGAGCAATCGAAGATGCTTTTCGCTGGGGAGATGCAAAGCATGCCATTGAGGAAAAGGTAAAAGAAGTCATGATTCCGTACATTGAGAGTTATGATTTTTCAGAGTATCTTCCTAAACTTGATTCTGTTTTAACAGAGATTGTTAATTCGGATTTTTGCATTGGCAATAAAAAGGTTTTGGAGAATTTTAAAAACCTTATGATTGAGCCGGAGCAGAAAGAAATCAAACTTACGGATTTGTTCAAGGCATGGATTAAACAATGTGAAAAGGATATCGACACAGACGGTTTAGACATTAATTACGATGATGACATTTCTTATGAATTTGTGTGTGCCGAGATGCGGTTTGAACTGGAAGATAAGCCATCATGGAGTAGCAAACAGAGAGCAGTTATCACATTTGAAAACGAGCATGACGAAAAGTTGAATGTAGAAATTCCTGTGTCAAAGTGGATATGGGATAGCGGCAAAGAAGAACCATATACACTTTCTGCCTATAAGGATTTGACGATTTCGTCACTTAGAAACTTGAGTGAATTTGAGGTTTTACTTTTGAGATTATCCAGAGCCGGAACAGCCATCATTATTGATAAGGAATATGATGATGATTATATTCAGCCGGTAAAACAGCCAGAAGCATCATTTAGCTAGGAGAAAATGTTATGAAGAAATGCCCATACGAAGAAAATAAAAGATGCACCAAGGACTGTAAATACGCTCTGACGTGCATACAGAGAAAGCCTAAGAGGGAAAGGAGCAGGTAAGATGATTGAATGCATGAGGACAGAAGCAACAAGAAAAACGGTCACGGAACAAAGGTGGATTCCGGTTAAATATCATGAATTGACAGAGGAAGAGCGGAAAGAGTGCTTATTCTCCGCAGACATTAAGTATATGATTGACTGTGAGCTTCCTGATGATGAGCAGGAAATCATTGTGACCGACGGAAGGCATGTGTGGGTTGATACCTGCATCGTGAATGATGGGTATGCATTGGATAGCGGACACGATTGGATTGAGGATGTAATTGCTTGGATGCCCCTGCCGGAACCGTACCGGGAAAGTGAGGAATAGCATGGAGAGATTAACATATGTGGCAGAGAATGGAGAAGTTTTATTTCATCCAGCAGATTTACCGGATGATGAGGGAATTACCATTACCCAGCTTGCGAAAGATGGAAGAAAAAAAGCCCTGGAAGAGATTGCGGAAAGACTTGCAAATAGAGAGCAAGCCGAAGAGCAGGGATTACTTCTGCGGTTGCCGTGCAAGGTTGGAGATACTTTGTATAGAGTAAATAAAGGAGCGAAAGAGCCAGTTATTATGATGCGCGTTATACAGTTACATATCAAGCAGATTCATAAAGACAGAACTGTTATGAGAATTGATGTTATAAATGACGCTGATATGGATGAGAGTTGCTATTTACCGTGCGACATTGGCGAAAGAATATTCCTTACCAGAGAGGAAGCCGAAGCCAAGTTGAAAGCAATGGAGGACTAAAAGGAATGTGGAAAATAAAGATTATATACAAAGATAAAAGCAGCTGTACTTTAACCGGCAGCCACAAGGAGATACCTTTGGAGTTGGCAGTCGATTATTTTAATAAATATGTGGCAAATCGTATCATTTATAGTGCACGTTATCAGCAGTACCCGAAAAAGGATTATAGTGAGATGGACTTGCTTGAGAAAATTGAAGAACTGTGGGAGAGGGAGGATATTGACCATGAAGGAGAGTAAAGCAAGCGTGTTAATCGGTAATATTCCGGTTAATGGAAAAGACGGATGTTACTCTATAACAGAATATCAGGAAGCGAAGACGATAGCTGTTCAAGCACTTGAAGAGATTCAGCAGTATCGTGCAATCAGCACGCCGGAAGAGTGCAAAATTGCCGTTGAAAAACAACGTCCTAAAAAGCCGATTAATCCAGATGATGATTACGGTACATTCAAATGTCCAAATTGTAATGGTTTAATTTTTACAGAAGACAGATTTGAAACACATAGATATTGCTTGTTATGTGGTCAGAAATTGGATTGGAGCACCGAAACAGTGACAGAGCAGAAAGGCATGGAAGCGAGGAAATGAAGAGATGGAGCTGAAAGAACTCACAGAAAAAGTGCTCGAATTATTAAGGGCACAGAGTGCGGAAGAACTTCCGGAAAGACTATTTGAAGCAGTCAAAAATGATGATTTGAATGTGTATGAAAATTTCTGCGAGTTGGTGCAGGATTTAAGTACAGACTGGCTACAGATGATATTTCAGTATTATCATGCAGACCGAAAAGAAAAGATGCAGGATTACACACCTAAAAGTCTTGCAGTGTTCATTGGTCGTTTGGCGGGAAAAGCGGACACAGTGGTGGATATGTGCGCTGGGAGCGGGGCGCTGACAATTCAAAAATGGAATATGAATCATGATCAGAAGTTTGAATTATATGAACTCGATGAAAAAGTATTCCCGTTCTTACTGTTTAATATGGCGGTAAGAAACATTGAATGCACAATACATCACTCAGACGTGTTACAGCAGGAGGTGCTTCATACATACAGAGTTAGTAAGGGGGAGAAATTCGGAAAATTTAGAGAGGTGGTCAGATGAAAAGCACATTAATTTCCAACCCGCCATATAACATGAAATGGCAGGCACCGGCATTTGCACAAATCCAGCCGCGTTTCGCAGAATGTTACATCGTCCCACCAGAAAGCAATGCTAATTTTGCATTTATTCTGACAGGGCTTGAGAAAAATGAAAGATGCGTGTTCTTACTTCCGTGTTCAGTACTTAGTGGAGGACTAAAGGAAGAGAAAGCGATAAGAGCATGGCTGGTGGAGAAGAACCTGGTAGAAGCGGTGATACTATGTCCTGACAATATGTTTGAATCAACGGGGATTTCAACGTGCATCATTGTTTTGGATAAGAACAAAAAAACTGCAACAACAGAAATGGTGGATTTACGGAGAAAATACAAAGAGGAGATCCGAGAACAGAACGGACAGTATGGCGGAGCATCCCACACAAATCGGACATACAAAAAGATGGTTAAGGTGATTACGGAAGAGACAATGGATGAAGCGCTTGCGGCAATCGAAGAGAGAAAGACTATTTCTGATTTTTGTAAAGCGGTCGGCATTGAAAAAATAAAGGAAGACGGATATACACTTTTGCCGAGCCATTATTTTGACATTGAGCAAATCGAAGAAAAACACAGAAGTTACACTGACATAGTGAACGACATAAACAGAGTCACGCGAGAAAAAAATGCTTGTAAATTAACGATTAACGAAACATTGGCGAAAGGGGCTGGATTTGACGTTGATTTATATAAGCAAGACCAGAAAGATACAGGGCTAAACGATTTGCTTGTAAAATTGGGTGCAGATAGGTTGGAAAAGCAAAATTATTTCGTAACATCAAAAAATAAAAACGAAATAAAATTTGAAAACAATAGCAAAGAGATTCTATCAAGCATTCTGATAATGATTTTACAAACATGGAAACAACATATCTTTTATCTGAACCAAGAAGAAAATCGCTATCTGGCAGAATTAAGGGATGCACTCTTGCCGGAATTAATGAGTGAAAAAATTGATTTGACACAAAGCGATGAAGAAATGGAGGAGGGCGAACGATGAGACTGATTGATGCGGAGAAGCTGAAAAATTTTTTCTTTTCAGAAACAAGTGGGACAGAAGATATAATTCGTGATTTGATGGATGCTCACGGGTTAGATTATGTAAATGATATAGACGAGGATGCAGTCATGGCATTTGCTGACGATTTGCTGAAAGCTGTGCAAAATGTAATTGATACAGAACAGACCGCCTATGACCCGGACAAGGTTGTGGAGCAGCTAAGAGATGAGGAGGAACTGTCATATGCGGATTTTGAAATCTACGCAGAGGAACATGGATTATCAGAAGATGATGACTGGCATTACAGGGGTCTTGGAAGAGCAGTCGAAATCGTGAAAAGAGGTGGAGCAGATGGGAAGACTGATTGATGCGGATGCATTTGAGAGATCGGTTATGTTTGGCGATGCGGAGGACATGCAGGATGTAATTTACGCATTGCGTGATTATCCGACCGCCTACGACCCGGACAAGGTGGTTGAGCAGTTAGAGGAACGAACAGCTTTCTTGAATGGCTGCACAAAGTATGATAACGAGACAGCAGAGCAGCAGAAAAAATCCTATGACACAATGATGATGTACGAGGTCAAGGATTTGGTAGATGATTTGTTGGAGATCGTAAAGGAAGGTGGAGTAGATGGCAATTAAACCAATTTTATTTAACACCGAAATGGTTTGGGCGAAAGAGGGTAGTAAATATTGAAATATCCTAAAGATATAGCTGGTATGAAATTTGGACGATTAACCGCGATAAAAAAGGTTGGAACAAAAGGCAATGGAAAAGGTTCAAAATCAATATGGCTTTGCAGATGTGATTGTGGAAACGAAAAAGAAATATTGAGGAATTCATTGGTAAGCGGAACAACTAAAAGTTGCGGCTGCCTTGAAAAAGAAGTTAAAGCAACAATGCATTTAAAACATGGAATGGCAAAATCAAGACTTTGGAACATTTGGACTGGCATGAGAGACAGGTGTTCCAGATTGAATAACAAGGACTATCAGAGATATGGCGGAAGAGGAATCCGTGTTTGCCCAGAATGGGATAGTGATTTCCGAAATTTTTATGATTGGTCGATGGGTAATGGTTATAGTGACGAGTTGACCATAGACAGAATCGACAATGATGGAAATTATGAGCCATCTAATTGTCGTTGGGTAACGAGAAAAGAACAAACAAGAAATAGGAGTATCACGAAAACAATTCCACTTGCAAGAATAGCTGAAATTGACGGAATTACTTATCAGGCAGCATATGACAAATATGTACGATGCAGGTAATGTATCGAATTTGAGAGGTGCGAGAAACCGGAAGAAAATTAAAGTTTAGCGGAGGATAAAAGATGGCTTATGGTTATGAAGATTTATCAAGAGCGCAAGAAGATGTTATACGAGTTATGAAGGCGCATGGAAATATTTTGATAAAAAAACATGGGTTTTGGACATATGAAAATTGTGAATTTCACAAAGATCATAACAGCAACATTCCAATTTTCAGTTGCCAAATAACAACATTGAGAGTGCTTGCGCGAAGAAATATAGTCACACTTGATGAAAATAAAGGTATTTGTAAATTGAACTGAAATTTAGGAGGTGAGTGATATGTCTAAAGCAGTATTGGTTATGGATATATCGGAATGTTGTGCTGATTGTCCTTGCAGTTTTTTTGAAAGGGACAATCCAATATTAAATTTAATATGTGGAGTGACACAAGAAGATGCATATAACGTTGGTAGACCAGATTGGTGTCCGCTCCGGGAACTGCCGGAGAAGATACCGGATCTCGAACACGGGTACGAAAATGTTGAGAAAAGCATTATTCGGATAGGCTGGAACGCCTGCTTGGACATGATACTAAGGAAAGAAAATCTCAAAAAAATGGAATAAATTTCAAAATTATGGAAATAATTGTTTACATAGAGAAAGTAGGGTGAGCATTATAGAGTATAATATTAAAATTACAAAAAATGGAAAAATTATGACAGAGCCGACATTATCAAACCGCGATTATCTTAATTTCATGCGAAAAAAGAGAAAGCAGATCAATGAGTTTTCGACAAAAATTTCCAAAACCGACGGTAGTTGAAAAACACAAAAATGCATGTTAAAATAGGCACATCAAGACGATGTGTCTATTTTATTTTAGGGGGCAGAGATGAGCAAAAAAAAATTAAAAACAGCCGCAATTTATGTCCGTGTTTCGACAGATGCACAGGCAGAGGAAGGATATTCAGTCGAAGCACAGAAAGAACAGCTTGCAGCTTACTGCATTTCAAAAGGAATTAAAAATTATGAATTTTATATAGATGGTGGATGGTCGGGAAGCAGTATTAATCGACCTGAAATTCAAAGGCTTATAAGGGATGCTAAAGCACATAAATTATCACATTGCATCGTATATAAACTAGACAGGTTATCGCGTTCACAGAAAGATACGTTATATCTTATTGAGGATGTTTTTATCCCTAACGATGTGAGTTTCGTGTCGCTGAACGAGACAATTGATACGGCGTCGCCAACTGGCAAGATGATGATTGGAATTTTATCAGCATTCGCCCAGCTAGAGCGTGAAAATATCCGGCTTCGTACAAGGATGGGGATGAAAGAGCGTGTGAAAGACGGGTACTGGATGGGTGGTGGACGCACACCATTCGGATATGACTATGACAGAAATCAAGGTATACTTGTTCCGAACAAAGATGCAGACAAAGTGAAAAAAATATACAATATGTACATTGAGGGCAAATCGCAGCAGGCGATAGCGGATATTCTTGACTTAAAATATGAGCGCCTCGTCACTCAAATTCTTAAGAGAAAAAGCAACTACGGTGTTATAGAATATAACGGAGAAGAATATCAGGGCAAGCACGAACCAATTATAACTAAGAAAATATACGATAAAGCGATGCAGTGCATGAAAGAGAGATCCGAGAGGCGTGTCCCGACATCAAAACATCTTCTTACAGGACTTCTTGTATGCGGTCATTGTGGAGCAAAAATAAGATATCAGAAGTGGGGAGAAAGCGGCTGCAAGCTAATTTGTTATTCGCACCAAAAGACAAAAAAATATTTAATCAAAGATGAAAATTGTCCACAAGAGAAATTATGGGCGCATGAAGTTGAAAACACGATTTTAAATTATCTGTTTTCATTAAAAGAAGATGATAACGGGGATGATCTGGATGAAAGTAACTTGATGATAGAGACAAATGTCCTAAAGGAGTTAGAGGAAGGAAGGGAATTGTTACAAAAAAAGATAAAACGTTTATATAATTTATATGCAGAGTCAGATGATGACATTCTGCTCGATACGATCAACGAGCAGAAAAAGAAACTCGCAGATACAGAGAAAAAAATTGAAGTGGAAAAATTAAAAGTGGAGGACTCTTCAAGAAAGATGGAAACAGCAAAACTTGTCACGAACCTTTCAGAAACATGGGATTACATGAACATCGAAGAGCAGCAGAAAACATTAAGGATGATTATTAATAAAATCACTATCACAGATAATAATATTAATGTTGATTTCAAATAATTTCGACTAGGTACATTCATCGGCATGAATGTACCTAGTCGAAAACGGAAAGAGGAGAGCCGGAATGACTAGGAAACAAGCGGTTTTAGATGCAATAAAGATTTTGAGTACAAAGAAAGAAAATGAGCAGACTGTAAAGATATTAAGGGAGATTTACGATGAGCTCCCGATAATTCACTGGACTCCGAATAGTGTACTGGATGCTTTCGCTCAATTCATACAGGATTATGGCAGACTCCCGACACGCGGAGATTTTGACGAAACGCTTCCAAGCCGTCCGACTATAAAAAAAATATTTAATATGTCGCTTGTAGAATTTGAACAGCATTATTTCCCGGAACACTATAAAGGGACAAATAAGAATTCTCATTACTGGTGGTTCACAGAAAAAGACTTCCTAGATTGTTTTCTGGATAATTATAACACAATCCGCGGTGGTCTGTATGTTAAATATGCAGATTATGATCTGTATAGGAAACCGGGAACACCGGCAATCAGACTGATAATTGAGAAATTGGGATGCAACTCATATAATGAGTTGCTGCAGAAAACCGGAGTTAAAAAGCAAAGGGAATCCTTTAATATAAAATCGAATAAACAGACAATCAATATATCGCAAGAAGATGTCATTGTTTGACATACAAAAATGTGATAAAGTGATAGCGATAAAAGGGTAGATGGTTCAAAGCCGTCTGCTCTTTTTTATTACAGAGAAAAGGAGGAATCTATATGAATACCGTGGAGCCAATCAGAGATATTGATACCGTCTGGGACATAGCGGATTATCTCGGAGAGACAAGCGAGCGTAATAGGATGATGTTTCTTTTCGGGATCTATGTCGGAATCCGGATCAGTGATATTTTAAAATTAAAGGTCAGAGATGTCCGGGATAAAACGCATATTTATATCAGGGAGAAGAAAACAAAGAAAGAGAAGCGATTTCCAATTAATGAGGAACTTCGCCCGGAACTGAACCGGTATATCAGAGGAAAGGCAGACTATGAGTGGCTGTTCCCATCCAGACAGGGGTCCAATCATGTGCAGAGAGTCAGAGCTTATCAGATATTAAATGAAGCCGGTCAGAAGTTCGGGGTAGATCACGTTGGCACTCACACATTGAGAAAGACATTTGGATATCATTTTTATCAGCAGACGCATGATATTGTGACCTTGCAGAAAATCTTTAACCATTCATCTATTGAGGTGACGTTTCGTTATATCGGAATCTCACAGGATATGCAGGATGCAGCGATTAAAAAAATATCTTTCAAGCGAAGATAATTTTTTTTAAAAGTACAGTTTAACATATTGAAAGTCAATGTATAACTGCTGATAAGAAAAACGAGTTACTTCCATTAAGTGCGAAAATAAAAAGTAGTTGAACAGAATTTAAAGATATGTATATCTCATACCCAAACCACAAAGATGTCATTGAATGTCACTAATATATAGTGATAATATCTACGCGAAAGAGCTGGTAGTGCTCCCGCTCTTTTGTTCTGGCATAGTGCCATACAAAACCCATATACCTTTTAACTTCATAAGCATCCGCATGAAACTTAGTGCGGATGCACTCCTTTCAAGAGAAGAGAGAATGAAAGACGTAAAAGCATTCATAGAGAAATTAATCCGCGACAATGAGTTGTGGAGATTTTATAAAACGAAAGAGTGGATAACACTCCGTGAAAGAATCCTAAAAGAAAATAATTATGAGTGTGCCGAGTGTAAAAAGAGAGGTCGTATCACAAGATACGATGTCAAGCCGGATGGGACAAAGGTGTTAATCAGCACAGTCCATCACGTTCAGTTTGTGAGGAAGCATCCGGAGCTTGCATTGAGCCGCTATTATTTCTACAAGGGAAAACGATACGACAATCTGATACCTGTGTGCAAGGCGTGTCATAACCGATTGCATCCAGAGAAAAACAAGAACAATCGAAATCCAGATAAATTTTTTAACGAAGAGCGTTGGTAGCACCCCCGCACCCCCTATACCCCCCTGTGAAGGAGGGTGTTAGCAACGGGGGGATGGTCACGACAAAAGAAATTTTTTACATGCATGTAACAAGGAGGTGGTAATATGGCAGCAAAAGAACAGACGGAGAGTGAAAAGAGGGTGGGGTCCATCAAAAGGTCCGTCCGTTATAAGGACATCAGGGAAGATCTGAATGATCAGCTTGAACATTCCGGCAATTCATCAAAATACACGATTGACCTTGTGGAAGATTACATGAACTTGTGGATCACAAAACAGCTTCTGGTGGAGGACATCCATGAACGCGGTGTGCGTGTAAAATACGATAATGGCGGCGGTCAGTCCGGCTATAAGAAAAACGAATCGGTTGACCAGATCATTAAGGTCAATGCCCAGATGCTAAAGCTGCTCACAGAACTTCATTTGTCACCGTCTGATGCAGAAGGAGACATGGACGATGTACTCTAAAAAGTTTCCAAAAGAAATTCAGGGTTGGATTGACATTGTTGAGAAAAACATCTATCAATGCTGTGAGGATCAGCATCTGCTTGTCGCATATGTGAAAAAGTGTTTTGAAACAGAAGATATTTTTGTGGATGAAAAACAGCTGGAGAATTATATGCGGATGGAGAAATACTTGCCGTTCAGATTGTTTGAGTGGCAGAAGTTTGTGTTTGCTTTGCATAACTGTACATACTGGCGAGAAAACAATATGCCGCGATGGCCTGACCTGTTTTGTATGATCGCTCGTGGTGCCGGAAAGGACGGAACAATTGCATTTGAAAGCATGACACTTTCCTCACCATATAACGGAATCCCGCAATATGATGTTGACATCTGCGCAAACAACGAAGAGCAGGCAATCAGACCGGTCAGAGATTTAACGGACTGGCTTGAAAATCCAAAGAACACAAAAAAGTTACAGAGGTTCTTTTACTGGACAAAAGAACGGGTTATCTGCACCAGGACAAAATCAGTCATCAAGGGACGGACAAACAGTCCGAAGGGAAAAGACGGCTTGAGGTCAGGGATTGTTATTTTTAACGAGATCCATGCTTATCAAAATTACGATAACATCAATGTGTTTACGACCGGACTTGGAAAGAAGAAACATCCAAGGAGGGCTTATTATACAACCAATGGTGATGTCCGAGGAGGTCCGTTAGATGATATTTTGAAAAATTCAGATGAGATTCTAAGAGAAGGAGCAGAGGATAATGGCCTGCTACCGTTCATCTGCCGCCTGAACAAAAAAGAAGATGTGCATAAGGAAGAAAACTGGAGCATGGCGAACCCGTCATTGCCATATCTGCCGGATCTGTTAATGGAGACCAGAAGAGAGTACAGAGAATGGTTAGAGAATCCCGGAAGGCTTCCGGCTTTTATGTCAAAGAGAATGAATCTCCCGGAGCAGGCAAAAGAAACTGCAGTTACCGAATGGGAAAATATTAAGGCAACCAACACAGAACTGCCGGATATGAAAGGCTGGCAGTGCACTTGCGGAATCGATTACATGAAAGTCACTGATTTCGCATCTGTAAATCTCCATTTCAAAAAGGGAGAGGAGAGGTTTGATATAAACCACTCATGGATTTGCTCTCATTCCAAAGACCTTCCAAGAATCAAGGCACCTTGGCAGCAGTGGGTGAAGGAAGGAAGAATCACATATATAGACGATGTAGAAATCCATCCGTCCGTTATCACAGATTATATTTTTGAGATGGGGAAGCAGTATAACATAAAAATGGTGCTGCTTGACAATTTCAGATTCACGCTATTATCCGATGCACTGGCGAAGATAGGGTTTCGTACAGAAGCCGGGAATCTCCGCCTGATCTCACAGATGGATATTCTTAGAATCGTACCGGTCATCGATCATTGTTTTGCAAATCAGTATTTTTGCTGGGGCGATAATCCGGTGCTCCGCTGGTCAGTCAATAACACAAAGCTGGTACCTTACGGGAAAAAGGCAGGAATTGATCGAGGATCATTTGTGTATGCGAAGATTGAAGCGAAGAGCCGCAAAAATGATCCATTTATGGCACTGGTTGCATCCATAATCGGGGAAGGCGAGATTAAAGAGTATGTTCCGTTGACAGACAAGACACCACTGGTCTTATAGGAGAAAACATGGGAATTATTGACAGATTAAAAGAAATTTTTCCAAAAACGATCACAGGCAGGCAGGGTCCTGATGTGATTCGGATAGACATCCCGACAGAAATTTATGTGAAAGAGCTTGCAATTTACACAGCGACATCGCTGATCGCCAATGCAATTTCACAAAGCGAGATTAAGGTTTATAAGTCAGGAAAATCCGTACAGGACGAAGATTATTACTCCTTAAATATCAAGCCAAATAAGAATGAGTCAGCGAGTCAGTTCTGGCACAAAGTTGTGGAGAAGCTGTTACGGTCAGAGGATGGAGTCTTGTGCTTCATATCCGGCAGAGAGCTGTTTTGTGCAGACGATTTCACATTAGCAGAAAAACGGCCGTTTCTTGGCAATGTATATTCCGGGATCGTAGTTGATGACCTGACATTAAACAGAAAGTTTACAGCTTCACAAGTGTTTTTGTTCAAACTTGAAAATATCCAGGCACGCAAACTTATAAATGGAATGCACAATGATTACGGAAAAATCATCAGCACAGCCATGAGGTCTTATCAGGATACTAATGATACAAAGTATGTATTGAAAGTTCATGGATTGCAGGCAGGAGATGAGAAATTCCGAAAAGAATGGGAAGATATCTTAAAGCAGCCACTAACGGATTATGTGAATGGAAAAGCAAGGATTTATGTTGAGTATGACGGAAAAGAGCTTGTGAAAATGAAAAGTGAAGGTTCACAGAAAAGTGCGGATGATCTGACAAAGCTGATAGAACAGACCTTTAAAGTTGTCGGAGAAGCCTTTAAGATTCCGCAATCGCTGATGCTTGGAAATATCACGAACATGAATGACATTGTAAAATCATTTCTGACATTCGGAGTTGATCCATATGCAGACATGATCGGGAAAGTCCTTACCGGACAATATGGAATGGAAGAATGGTTGGAGGGCAACTATTACAAGGTTGACACATCGACCGTAAACCATGTGGATATTTTCGATATGGCAGATAAAATTGACAAGCTAATCTCCAGCTCTTTCGCTTGCATTGATGAAGTAAGGGAGAAAGCCGGATTAGATAGATTAGACGAAGAATGGAGTTCCCGCCATCTTCTCACTAAGAACTATGAATTTATTGACAAACAAAATCTACAGGGAGGTGAAAAGGGTGAACAGAGCAAAGATGATGATGCGGTTTGAGCCGCACATGGAAAAAAATATCTTTAAGCTGTTTATCTATGACACGGTCACAAAGAAAGGAACCTTTGACTGGTCAACATGGGAAACCGTGGACAGTAAGACCAGTGCACAGTATTTTGCAGACCAGTTATCGCAGATACCGGATAATGCTGAAATTGAATTGTACATTAATTCAAATGGTGGAAGTGTTTCAGAGGGTGTCGCGATTTATAACCAGTTGAAACGACATCCGGCACAAAAGACTGGATATGTGGATGGAATCGCATACAGCGTAGCAAGTCTTATTCTGCAGGCTTGTGATAAGCGGATCATGGGGCTTGGGACATCCATGCTGGTACATGAAATGTGGGTTGAAGTCGCAGGAAATGCGCGGATGCTTAGAAGTGCAGCGGACGACCTTGATAATTGGATGAAAGCAAACCGAAAAGTCTACATGGAACGTTCAGGAATGAGCGAGGAAGAATTGATCGCATTAATGGAAGAAGAACGAATCCTTACACCGGAGGAATGTCTTAGCATGGGATTCATTGATGAGATCAGCGAAAAATTATCAGAAGATGATCCAGATGACGATCCGGAGAATAACCCGGAAGATGACCCAGAGGATAATCCGGAGAATGACCCGGAAGAGAGTACAGACGATGATATGGATGACGATTCAGAAGACGATTTAGAAGACGATTCAGATGATGAATCGGACGATGATCCGGACGATGATCCGGATGGTGATTCACCACAGGAATATGTCTTAAAGAACATAAAACAGTACTTCGATATGAGAGAATCACTCTTAAAAAGTACTCATCAGATGACAGATGTGAGCAGAAGACGCAAAAAAAATGTGCAGAATAAAGCAAAATGCATACAGTTTTTTGACAGATTTTACAGTTAAAACAGGAGGAAAAGATATGAGACCATTAAATAATCCGGTAGTAAAACAGGCAGCAGTAGCGATGCAGGCGGCGATTAAATCAGGAAACGATAAAAAGTTGAATGATGCGTGGGAGCAGTTCTATGATGCCGTGACAGACACCTTAAGACAGGATTTTGAAATGGCAAGCGGAGATCAGAAAGTCCTTGCAGACCGCGGATTCCGTATGTTAACAGCAAAAGAAAATAAATTTTATCAGGAATGGATTGATAGTGCAAAATCCCCTGATCCTAAGCAGGCATTCACAGATTTACTCAATGGCGGAATGCCGGAAACCATCATTGAAGATGTATATAAAAACCTTGTCAATGACCATCCGCTTTTAGATGCAATCACATTTACGAATGTAAGCTATTTGACAAAATGGATCATGAACGATCACACCGTGCAGACGGCAGTTTGGGGACAGATCACCGCCGAAATCACAAAAGAAATCTCATCTTCCTTTAAGATTTTAGAGCTTACACAGTGTAAACTGACCTGCTATGCAACACTTCCAAAAGATATGTTAGAGCTTGGCCCGGTATTCCTTGACAATTATATCCGCACCATTCTGATCGAGGCATTGGCTTGCGGATTAGAAAACGCAATTGTTTCCGGAACCGGAAAGAATATGCCGATTGGATTAGACCGAAACATTTCAAAAGATGCAGCAGTTGTTGATGGCAAATATCCACAGAAAACAGCCGTTAAGATTGAGAGCTTCTTGCCGGCGGAATACGGAAAAATCCTTGCTTCTGTTGCTAAAACAGAAAACGGACATTACAGAAAGTTCACGGAAGTCGGACTGGTGTGCAACCCGGTCGATTATTTTAAGAAGATCATGCCGGCAACAACCGTAATGAACACGATGGGAACTTACGAACACAATGTATTCCCATTCCCGACAAAGGTCTACCCGTCAGCAGAAATTGCGGAAGGAAAAGCAATTCTCTTTGTGCCGGAAGAATACTTTATGGGACTGGGATCACCAAAAGAAGGTTCTCTTACATATGACGATTCCGTGCAGTTCTTAGAAGATAACAGAGTGTATCTGATTAAATTATTTGCAAATGGTAGAGCATATGATAACACGGTGTCCGTTTTATTGGACATCTCCGAGTTAGATTCCGCTTATATTACGGTCAGAAATGCGAATGCAAAGACAGAGACACAGGGAGCAGCTTCAGATACAGGTGCTTCAGACAAAGGAGCTTCTGATGCAGGGGATGATACCAAGACAGTATAGTGGAGCTTTGAAAGTATGACAGAAGAATCTAAGAAAATTCTGGTAGAAAAATTAAAACAAAAACTCAATATCACATGGAATGACGAGAAAACAGACCGGAAGCTGTCAGATATTGTGTCTGATGCAGAAGCTGTCATGAATCATAAGCTGGGGGCAGAGATAGACTACTCTGCCCCGGAAAGCGGGATAGGAAGAACGCTGTTTATAAATTACTGTGTTTACGCATGGAACGATTGTGAAAATGAGTTTGATGATGCTTACCGGGAAATGATACTTATGGCAAGGGCATTTTATGAGGTGAAGGGACATGAAGGACAAGACCAGGGGACTGAATGATGGATATATGGAAGTTTATCGCAAGAAGGAAAAAGTGACTAATTTTAAAAATCCATCTGCCAACAAGACGGAAGAAGAGCTTGAGCTTATCGTAGTATTAGCGTATTCCGAAGAAGGGCAGCGTGAACAGGATTATGAGTTTGCAGAAGCCCGTGAGCGTTCTTTGAACTTAAAGACCAGAACCTTGATCTATGAAGGAATCACAAATGACGATATTGTGAAAATTAACGGCTCTTTTTACAGCATCATCAAGACAGATACTGATAAAAAGAACCGTGTCATGTATTTTTATCTTGAGGAGGCAGGAGATATTGCTTGATAAGATCAGTGAAAAAATCAACAGTTTTATTGCGGAAATGGACTATGAAACAGCCTCTTACGGGATGATAAAGAATCCACCAAACGCATGGAATTACATTGTTTTTAGCAGAGACAGATTGCAGAGATCTGATAAAAGTTCGAATGATTTCAACCGCAAGTATCGGATTGTACTGGTACACGAGGACTGTGTCCCGGAGGGCAATGAGCTTGCGCTTATTAAAGCCATGAAGGAGATACCGCGATTAAATCTTGCAAAAGAGGATATCGTTTATGATTATGCTGTGAATCCGAAAACAAAAAATGTAGTGGAAATGGCAGTGCTTACATTTGCTGAAACGATCAAGGGATACGAGGTGAAGTAAATGGCGATGCAGGAATTTGGGTTGAACATGGAAGAGTTTGACCGCTTACAGGAAAAAATCCGTGTCTACCCACAAAATGCTGAAAGAAAAATAACCGAGTATCTTCACGGTGCAGGCTATGATCGTATCTCGCAATCAATACAAAATGCTATCCCGGTGTCTGGCCGGAATACAAAGAGACATGCGAAATTTTCCAATGCATTAAGAGATAAAGATACAGGATCAAACCTGTCTGTTACAGTCAGCACAAAACAGAAGTTTCATTATCTGTACTTCCCGGATGATGGAAGTAACACACTCCGTCATGCCGGTAATCAGAGATTTTTTGAGAGTGGCTTGGAGCATGTACAGAATGAACTTGTGAACGGCATACTTGGTTGCTTAGATTTTGAAGAATAGAGGAGGATATATTATGAATTCAACATTTCAGGAATTTTCAGAATTTGAAGTTGAAGATTTTGCAATTAAATTTCCGGGGGAAGAAAAGCATTCGATCTGTGGAGCAGTCGGCTCCTGTGAAGAGACGCTGGATGCAAAGACGATCAAGAAAAAGTACAAAGGGATTGAGTCTAAGACCCGGACATGCGGTACCGGAACAGGCGAACTGAAATTAAGTCTTCACATGAATTATCAGAAGTACCTTGAAATTTACGGTATGAAAGATGAAGACTTAAAAGACGGTGTTTACGCGTACGGACAGGATTCTATGCACCCAATTTTTTCTGTAACGGAAAAGGTTACGGACGAGGATGGTGCCGTAAAATTCAAAGCATATCCGAATTGTACCGTAAAAGAAGGAATTACCCGAAAGGTAGAAAACGGCGGAGAAGATGTCGCCGAGATCGACATGACGCTTTCTGTGATGCCGGATGAACATGGAGTTGGTATGTACGAAGCGTTAGAGTCCGGTTTGGACGAAACCATCAAAAAAGCATGGTTAGAGAACTTTAAGCCCGAACTGGTCAGAGTAAGCACCACATAGGAGGTCTTTATGAAAGTCAGAGTCATTAATAAATACAGGGATAAAGAAACCATGCAGATCGTTTCGGCAGGCACCATTATCCCGGACATGAGAAAAGAACGTTTTGACGAGATCCAGTCGGTCGGCAACTTCCTTGAGGAGTTGCCGGAGCCGACATTGAAAGAGTTACGGGAGCAGGCAAAAGAGCTTGGGATTCCCGGCTGCAACAAAATGAAAAAGGAAGAACTGTTAGAGGTCTTAGAGGGGAAGTGATTTAATCATGGCAGAAAAAAATACATATGTAGATTTTGAGTTAGAGGATGGCACAACCGTTAAGCTGACCTTACAGTTTTATCGCCTTTATATGTTAAAAAATACGAACAAAAAAGCTGTTTATGATCGATATAATAAGATCAATGCGGAGGGATTTAAAGAAGAGCTTGACATGGTGGATGTTCTGTACACCGCTTACCTGTGTGCGAATGTAAAAGAGATTGATACCTGTATGACAAGAGAAGAATTCCTTATGAACATGCCGGTTGACCGTGAGTATATCGGCGATACTTATAATATGCTCGTTAATCCAAAAAAAAACAAGGCTTCCGAAAAGCCTTCCGAGACAAAACCAAACGCTTAAAAAAGCGTATACGCGTACCGAGATTCCCGCTCGAAGATGTAGAGGATTATTACACATATTATGTGGAGATTCTTGAGATTTCAGAGGAAATCTTCTGGTATGCTGACATCGCATTTGTAAAAAACGTAGCAGAAAACAAAGCTGTGTATGACAGATGGCTGTCATCGGTTCGTGAAAGTGAGGGTTGAAATGGCGGCAAAGAATGAAGCAAGGGTTAAATTTACGGCGGAAACAACGGAATTTAATCAGAATATCAAGGAATCCGAAACAAAAATGGCTGCTCTTAGAAGCGAGTTGAAGCTGAATTCAGAGCAGATGAAGACTTCCGGTGTCAGCATTGAAGGTCTTGAGGCAAAGCATGAGATGTTAAAACAGGTGCTTGCCGAGAGTGAGAATAAGACAAAGAATTTAAGTGATAAATTAGAAGCCGCAAAGCGGATCTATGGAGAAAATTCAGAGGAAGTCTTAAGATTACAGTCAAAATTAAATAATGCGGCAGCTTCACAGGAAAACATCAAGCGGTCAATCCAGGACTGTACGGATGCCATTGATAAGCAGAAAAAAGCCGAGCAGGAATCGCAGAGCCATTTTTCAAAGCTGACGAATGAGATCGGGCAGCAGGAATCCGAGATTTCCAAGCTGAAAAAGGAATATGTCAATGTTGTTTTAGAGCAAGGCGAAACAAGTGACGCAGCACAGGAGTTAGCCGGAAAGATAAATAAGCTGTCCGGTGAACTGAATGAGAATAAGCAGAAACTTAGTGATGCCCAGAAAGCCGCGGATGATGTGGCGCAGGGATATGATAACCTTAGGGACAGTGCGGAAGATGCAGGAAAGGGCGGTCAGTCCAGTGCAGAGGGATTTACCGTTGCCAAGGGAGCCATTGCAAATCTGGCTTCCGAAGCGATCCAGCAAGCCGTTGATAAATTTAAAGAGCTTACGATTGAGTCCGAAAAAGCCTTTGATAAATTACAGGCAAAGACCGGAGCATCCAAGGAAGATATGAGCCAATACAAGGATGTCGTGCAGGATGTTTACGGGAATGCATGGGGCGACAGCATTGAGGAATGTACCGGTGCACTTGGCACGGTTGTCCAGATGACGGACGACCTCAATAAAAAGGACTTGAAAAACATCACAGAAAACGTGATGACTCTTGCGGATGTCTATGATCTTGATTATGCAGAAAGCATGAGAGCCGTTAACTCATTAACAGACCAGTTTGAGATTTCACAGGAAGAGGCATTTAATCTTATTGTGCAGGGAGCACGGGAAGGATTGAACCAGAATGGTGATCTTTTAGATGTCATCAATGAATATTCCGTGCAGTTCGCACAAGGCGGCTTAAGTGCTAATGATATGTTTAATATGATCGCCAATGGTGCCGGAGAAGGTGTATGGAGCATTGATAAGATGGGAGATGCATATAAAGAGTTTAGCATACGTCTTTCCGATGGCACCGCAAATGATTATCTGAAAAATATTGGTCTTGATGCCAATGAAGTTGTTGAAAAATTCCGCAAAGGCGGTCCTGATGCCAAAGAAGCCTTGGGGCAGATTTCAGATGCGATCAAAAACTGTGATGATAAAACACTGGCATACCAGAC